TCGTTTGAGGAACAGCGTCTCTGGGGCTCATGCAGCGAAAGCGCATGGGTCATAGATTACACTGAAGCCTCAACGAAGGTGGGTAAAGTGAAGTCTTTTGATGACGTGGTCACAAAGCAGTTTGCTAAGAAACAACGTATGGGTGAATTTACATTCAACCCTATGCTTTCCGTTGAGAGGGAACTTTTCCAATCTTCGGTCGGCTACGTTATTTCCGCAATTGCACCGCAAAACTGTGGTGGTATAAATCGGTTCACGACCTACCGGTCTAATGAATCGACTATGACTGCCCTGTTAAAGCGAGCACTTTCTACAAACTTCGATGGTAGCATTGCTACCCCGACGTCAGTAGTTGTGCCCGATGCGGACGTTGCTCGACTTGTCTCGGAATGTGCAACCAAAGTGAGAGCGAAGATTCGTACTGGCGATGCCGGCGGATGGGAAACCATTGCCGAATTCGACAAGACGATCAAGCTCTTAAGACACCCCTTTGAAGGAGTCGTTAAACTGACAAAAGCGTTAAAAACCTTTTCCAGTTCATCCGTCTCCAAGGGAGTGCGCTCTGGGGCCCACTTGCTGAGTATTCCAGCTTCCGAGTGGTTGAAATATCGTTATGGGGTTTTACCCCTCATAAATGATATTAAGGCTGTGTTGAAGACACTCAATTCTCAAACTCGCAAGATCCAAAAGACCGAGCGCGCGAGCGCGAAGTCCCATGGTTATGCGACAAGAGATTTGGTCGCTACATTCGGCGTCCTTGAGACCACGTTTCAAGAAGCACGCCATCACGAAGTTTATGTGAGGGCTATGTCTTGTGACGAGTATCTCAATGATTCGGCAGCTCAACTAGGTTTAACCCTAGATCAGATACCGAAAACGGCTTGGGATTTAATTCCCTTTTCGTTCGTCGTTGACTGGTTTGCAAACGTTAGTGATTTTATTAACGCGTGCATTCCGAGACCAGACGTAAAGCACCTCGGTTCGTGCTATACTATACGGAGCGTATTAACAAATACTTACTCCGTAAAGTCCGCTCGAATCGTTCCCGCTTACGCGGGGCAATACGGACTGGACCAAGCCCCTGGTGGGGCATACGTTGAAAGACGTGTGACCAAACAGAGGTTTGTGGGCCTACCCGGCCCTGCGTTAATTGTCAAAAGC